ATTCGTTTTCAGTCATTGTCTTGTTGTTTATAAGTTTGGTTGTAATATTGTTCTCCACCACCATTAAATAAGTCATAACTGTAACCTTTATCAAAAGCATTCATTATCTGCTCTTTCTCCATTTGTTTGGCTTGATCAATTATATCAGATGGTATTCCTTGACAAGGAGCCCATAATACTTCAATTAACCATTCAACTGCTGTTTGTTTCTTTCCCATATTAACAAGCAGCCATGCCAAAGAATATATACGTCCCTTCTCTTTCTTGTGTAGAGCTTTTGTATTTAATACAAGCTACATTAGCATCTTGATTAACAAGAACTTTCTCCATACGTACAAACGTAGTGTTCTGTGATTTCTCTGTATACTCACGAGCATACTTCACAGCATCAGTCTTGGTCTTGAAAGACTTCAATTGTCTATCATCCCAACCTGTATACACATTGTAACGAAGCTCCCATTTACTGGTACCTTTAACAACAGTGTGATCAACAACAGATTTAATCTTGTTGTTGTTCTTCACAGGTGATTCTTCTTCGATAACATAACAATCACGCTTACCTGCTCTCTCTAACATGTCATCAATAAACTGACGTCTTTCTTTCTTACTCTTACGAAAGTCAGCAGTTATATCTCTAAAACTAGTTGTCGTACTAATTGTACCATTATAAGCATCTCTACCATGCTCTGATTCTGCTGCTTCTACAGCATGTGTGTACGCTTCGCTAGCATTCATTCCTTTTTGTCTTGTAATAAAAGCATCTGCTCCCATGTTTTTTGTGATTTAAAATGTGTGAAAATTATAATAACGTGTTGTGTGAAAATTATAATATGTAAACAAAATTGTTTACAATTTGCCAAAGTCAGTAGTAAAACTGTGACAAATTCAGTAACAAAAAAGCCCCAGATTTCTCTGAGGCTTTACACTAAAATTTGTACTTAGAATTACTTCAAAGTATCAAGAGTTTCATTGAATGCACATAAATCAATGATTGTTCCATCTACAAGTACAGCAGTACCTGCATTATCTCCAGCTTGTGATATTCCATTCTGAGATAATTGCTTGATTGAAGCTTGCTCTATCCACGTTCTTGTGTAAGATCCATCTTCACCTAATGTTGTTAATTTTACAAAGTTACCCATGATATATTTTTGTTTAAAAGTTTCGTAAATATACAAATACTATTTCTAAAATAGTAGTAATACTACCACTTTTAAGAATTTTATAAACATTTAATATGCGCCTATTATTTTCGAATTGCGCCTAATTTTGTTACACAATTCGACAAATATTCGAATTAATGTGCATTATATTGCACAATAGTTTATATTACTAATATAAATTATACCCTATTGCATATAATTAGTTAATATGTTAGCTATTTATACGTAAAAAGGTATAATTTGGCTAACATATTAACTAACACTTAGTGTTAATAGAATCCTACAAAGAACTTCTTCATCTTCTGCCAGAATGTAGGCTGTTGATCTTTCAGGATGTGTGCTTCAGGAGGTATAGTTGTATGAATGTGTGTTGTATCAAAGAACTCTTCTCCTTCCCATTCATCATGTATACGTAAGCCTAGATTAAGCTCAAACATACCTAACGTCATCTCTGCTCTTGCCTTATTACATTTAAATGTTTTCTTAATAAGTGGAATAGCTAGCTTACGCCATGCTACTGTTTGTTCTGTTGTCAATGTATACACTCTCCAGAATTCTGGTGTGTCCATTGCATCCTGATAAGTTAATCCTATCATTTCCATTTGCATAGAGACCAACTTCCTGTTGATCTCTTCTCTTTGTTTTTCTGATCCTGCCATAATATTATTGTATCCCATTTTAATAAATTTTAATATCTCCATCTTTATAAGCAAGAAAGATTGTATCACCTTCTAGTCTAACCATGTACTTTTCTTTCTGAATCATCACTGATGATATGTTAACTCCAGAACCTAGCATTGCAGATGATGTAGTTATATAATTTTCTAGTACATTAATTGTATAAAATGGTCCTCCAGGAATCACTTGTATTACAATTTGTGGATTATTGTACGATATGTATGTTGTTATCATATTAAAATAAATTTAGTTGGTTTGCGATTATTACTGGTCTTCTCTTACCATTGTAATTAATCTTGTTAATAATTCTTTCTGCTTTCTCTATGTAATAAGAATGATTAATATTATCTAGAGGATGATCCTTAGATAACTTATTACACACTGTCATTAGCCACTCACCTGCTTCCACTTGTGATATTGGTGCAGCGTTGGATAGACATTCTGGGTTCTTAATCTTTAAGAGCTTTTCTCCTGTATTAGAGATATAAAACCTAATAAGTTTATTGTAGACAGTCGTCTTACCATTAGCTTTTCCTTCAAAGTGGAAATCTCTGTTAGCTTTCTGACGCATAGCAAAATCATAAATGTTACTATGATTGATAATAGTATCAGCAACAGGAGTATTATTGATGAAATATTGCTCAAGTGCGATAGGTATAATCCTACCAGACTTATTTTTATGCAACTCAAAATCAGTAAGAAAATCACCTTTCTTCTTGACTTCTCCATTTGTTTTAACTGCGAGGTAGTCGTTGACAGTTGAGAAGATAATTTTACTGTAGTCTGTTCGTTCAAGCTCATATTTTGTTAAGTTTTGCCACCACTCATTGATTTCATTCATCTTATCAAGATGTGTCTTTTCTATTCTAATTGTCACACCATCTGTATTAGCTGATATAACATGTATACCTGCTAGTTCATACGCTTCAATAAGCATAAGCAAGCTAAGCTCTCCAGTAATAGTAGTGAACATAGTAAGTTGTCTGTCATAGATCCAGTTCTGTACATCAGAAGATTTACCATATACAGAATTGACAGCAAGCTTAAGGGCACCAACAATGCCTGCAATGCGTTTATCCTTTTTAGCTTGTGGCTTAAGCTCAAGACGCCTCTCAAACATACGCTTATAGCCAGCAAGAAAATCTTTATTAAGATGTTGAGGATACCTGCCATTATTGATAATGATAGCAGGATAATAACTAGACACATCCCAATCAATGATTTCAAACTGTTCATCAGCTTCAAATATTTCTGGCTTGTTCTCTGTGTGCAAGCCACCTTTAGCAAACGTATAAGTGTTGCCATAAAAATTTATGCTTTCTTTAAAATCATCATGAATTGTTAATACAAGACTGTCTATGTATTTTTTGAATTCGATGAGCTGGTTAGTTTGAAAATTTACATATTTAGGACTACAATTTGATACAATGATTTTCTTTCTAAAGAATCCTGTGCGAGGTAAATTAGCATATGTAATTTTCTTCTCTTCACAATAATACTTCTTAATCATCTCATCACCAATCTTAGAATCAGAATAATTAATACAGTTAATATCAAACTCTTCTTGTATGTCTAGTCTTAATTGTAATTGATCATTTCCTTTATACAAGGGATGTTCTGTATCACCTGTTGTAACCTTAAAGAACTCATAGGTTGCCATTACATCATTAATACAATAGTTCATTGTAACATCTATCTCTTCTTGAGTCATGTTACGCTTTGTATGATGTATAGGCATCTCCTCAATGTTCTCAAGGTCCATCTCAAACTCTAGTCTCTTCAGACTAACCATACGATTTTTATTATCGTAATGATTAACCTTAAATAAATCTATCTGTTTGAACGACAAATCCTCTTCACGATATTCTGGGAACTGTTCATAATTAGCATCTTCAATAACATCTTGAGCCTTTTGTGCAATTTTAGCACATATTTCTAGACCTGCGAGCTCATGCCAATCATCATGATTACGTATTACCCATTCTACCACTTGAGCATCAAAACGAAGATTATTATAACCCACCCAATAATAGTCTGGCTTATCTTGCATTAGTTTTACAAATGCATCAAAGTTATTCTGCCACTGACTAATTAGGAAATCATAATGTTCATCTTCTTTTGGATCGTAGACATGTATTAGGAATAGTTCCTGCATTGTCTCGATATCATAAATTAGAACGTTCATTTGTCTTCTATTATCTCTATTAAATCTTTCATAGATAATGCAAACAAACATGAATGTTTCTCTCCATTCCAATAATCAAGATAACTCTCTTTTGGAATAGCCCACCACAATTCTTCATGATGATTGTAGTGGAATACATAGTTATATATTTCTGTCATTTTTTTGTTGTTTTACCAATTACCCATATGGCTACTCTCATTATTCTAATAACGATGTTATAAACAAAGTCTTCTAACCATATAATGATTTTACTTCTTTGATATGGTTTCATGGTTGTGCTATTAAAGATATCCAGCCTGTTAGAATGTATTTAGTTTTAGTATTACTAACTTGTCCACGATGTGTATGAGTCCAATCAGCAGGAAAAAATAATAACTTACCTTGCTGCGCTGGTTCTGTATGTCTTTGAAACATAAACTCTGTACCACCATCCTCAACATCATTTAAATATATCATCCAAACAAAAAGTCTAATTGATTGTGATGTTGATTCATAATGCCAACTTTTAAAACCTTGACCTGGAAGATATTTTTGAATGTTATATGAATCAATATTGACTGTAGTATTTAAGAATATAGGAAACTTGTCCATATATCTATACATCTCATCAATCATTTTATCTATAATGTTATCAAGTTTATCACCATATAGTCTTTTAACTGTACTATCGTTTTCTTGACTAATATTAAAGTCTAAAGATTCTTTTACATCATGATTTATTCCTCCACCAACATATCCTTCAAACAAATATTTATCATTTGCTTCAAGTATATTAATAATCTCCTCACATTCTTGTTTAGTGAGGAGATTCTTTCTGTGTATGAAATCTACTAGTTCCATTGTTCTAATGCTGTCCTGGTATTGTTAGTCTTGATTTCTTTAAGATTATATTTACGTAGATATTCTTGTTTCTTACGTGTATATTCTTCAGACAAACGTCTATCAATCGTTACGCCCCATTGGTTAATTGTGATATTCAATTCATTTTTCATAATAGTTTTATTTAGTATTGCTACACTTAAAATAGTGAATGCAAAGGTTAAAACATAAAATACTGGATGATGTAGTTTAGTCATCATAACCATCATAATAATCCATTGGATCTATTGCTTCATACATATCATCATATGTTACCCAATCAGGTACTTCCATATTATTAATATATTCACCACAATAGGTTATTAATTTAGCATCTTCAATAACTATATCATCGTCTCCTGGTTCTTCTAATGTAGCAGGTGATGAATGATGAGCCCATTTGATTTCTACACTACAATATATATCATCCTGTGTTGGATGATAGAAGTCTGTGTGTGTTCTGCCTCTTGTTGTGCTCATAGTATTATAATTGCTTTATCATTTAACATTACAGGTTTACCTGATTTATCTGCTTGAACATTTACAATTTGACCTATGTGTTCTGCAAGCAAAGCTGGTGGTGCATTAACTATTTTACTTGCTTTATTAACTACCCATGCCATACGACTAGATGCAACAACAACATTGTTTGCATCATCTACTAACACTGGATTACTATTGTCTAGTACTATCAATTTTAATTTGATTGTTTTCATATTATTAATCTTTTGTTATTAACCTACCATGTGCAGTATATCTA